CCGGTATTCCTGAATCAGGCGATGGAGATAGATTTCGTGAGATAGCCCATAGCTAACCAGGGTTACCAACACTTTTAGAGGTTGTTGTTCTGACATGGTGTTAGAGGAATAACAATACGCAAGTGTAAGGGTGGCAACATTCACCACCCCCTACAGTCGTGTTGGATATGACTGGAAAATTCACCATTAAAAATTGAATAGCCTGGTTACGGATTTGGCGTGGCGGACAGTCCGTCGGGATTGGGAGGCGCAGATGCCGAACTTTGATATGCGCCCGCCTGGAACGAACTACCGCGCGAGGTCCCATTAATGTCATAGCAGAGCGCAGATAGCGAGACACCTCCGACGCTCTCGCTACACAGATTTGACAAGTTGATGCTATTCCCCGAACTCGCAAAAACGATTGCAGGCGACGATGCCGGGGTGGAAGCACTGGGACCGTAACTGGTTGCCGCAGTGTACCCATATGTTGTCGCGGCATTGGGTGACAGGATTACGTTCGCGGCATCCACTAATACCTGCGTCGCAGATGAATTTGGATTGGAACTGCCATTCCACAATCCGCAACCGTAAGTTGCTGTGCAGTCCGAGGGATCGTTGGAGAAAAACCAGTGCGCTGCTGACTGTGACGAAACACACAGGTTATTCTGTAGAACGAATGGCATACCAGTGCTAAGGGTAGGACTCTTGCCATACCATTGTCCGGCATTCATGCAAGAGGAATTTCCATTGTTTGAGTAAAAGGTGTTGTTGTAGGCGCGCAGATCAGGTGCCGGGCTGAATCCAGATGCGCTTGAGGAAATGAATTCTGAACTCCATCCTATCGGCGGAGTACTGGTTCCTGCACCATTGGTGCCAATACCAAACATCACATTATTGAATAGATAGGTAATGTTGCCGACGGAATTTGGCGTGCTGCCGTTGCCCGTCTCGATGTAAAACGCCGCAGTGCCGGAGTAAATGTCACGCAGGATGTTGTTATAAGCAACAGTCCCACCCTGCAGGTAAACCGCATCTGGATGCTGCGTGTTTGGATCATTCAAAATGGCCCAAATCTTGTTCCCTGCTACCAGATATCCGATCGAAGCGTCTGCTTCGGTGTAGATACCGCCGCGCCACGAGCTGATGACGTTGTTGGTGACCCATGCCACGTTGTAAATCGCCGTGTTCTGCGTGCATGATCCGCCATAGCCGTTCGCGCATCCGCCAGCAACTTCGCGCTCGTAGTTATTGAAAATGCTATTTATCAACCGTCCACCCTGGCCGCTGCCCATTCCAAAACCATAGATGCCCGCCGTCTGTGCGGCATTGCGGGCACCGACCATCACGGTGGAACTGGCGGCTCCACTCATCCCAAAGTCGTGCAGGTAAAGGTTCTGGAAGGTCTGGTTTTTGCTGTATGCCAGAATCACGTTAGGAGAGCCGCCCGAGTACGACGAGCCTGCATACCATAGATAATGTGCAAACTCTATATGATCGAGGGTCGAATACTGTGCATTCAGCGTCAGCATAGGCGAAATGCTGCTTGAACTGCCATAAACTGTACCGCTTCCATTCATCATCGGACTATAGATGTCGGCATAGGCCATCGGAAGCGCGGTACACGATCCAGCCGTCACAGTAAATGTGACAGTTGGGTTCGAGGTGTAACCGGTACCATTGCTGGTCAGAGTGACAAATTCCAAGTCTCCGGCAGCGTATGGGTCAGTCTCTACATTCGCTATGGCCGTTGCGCCGGAGCCGCCCCCGCCTGCGATGCTAACCGATAGGGTTGTGCCCGAAGCACAGGAACCAGGGTCAATCACGCGGATCGAATTCACCGTGCCCTTGTTCCAGGCAGGGTCGTATCCAAGATACAGACCAGGATATGCATACGAGTTGGGCGTAGTCGTACCACCGTTTGAAATTGTCCACGGGAAGCAATTTGCCGACCAGGTATCGCCGCCCTTAAAGATTACTTCATCTGTCGATGAGTACGAGTGCGCCGCTGCGGTGCCGGTGGCGCAGGACATTCCCGGAGCGTGCGCCCAAGCCTTTGCCTTCGATGTTCCGGCGTTGGAATCATTTCCACCGACTGAATCAATGTAATAGCAAGTTCCACCTGCTACACATCCGTTACCTGCACCGGTGAAGGTTGAACTGTATCCATTGTTCTGGCCGACCAGTTTGGTTCCGGCCGCAATTATTACCACAAAAATCAGTTGTTTGAATCTCATCGCAACAACCTCAGGCTAAGGTTACAAGAACCAACACAGGCCGTCAACGAACCAGTGCGTCTTTGATGTCGAAGTTGAAACCCATCTGACTTATTTTGCACAAAAGGAAAGGTGGTGACTTTCGCCACCACCTTGTAAATCATTGAAAACTAATTGCTTAGTTCTCGCCTACGTTCGTGGTGCTGTTTACGGACAGGTAGCGGCCAGTTACTGTGAGACGCTGAACTCCTGACGGATTGAAGACGAGGAAGCCCAAATTCTCGAAGATGCTGAAGCCGATTTGGCGAAGATCAGGACGATCTGCACTCATCACGGTCAACGGAATACGCTCCGGGATGACACCAAGGAACTCAGCATCGGCCAGAATGTACACGCAACCATAACCAACCTTACGGGACTGGAGTAGAGTTGCGCCCCAGAGGTAACCCATAATGCCAGTCTTCAAAAGCTTGCGCTGTGTTTCACGGTCAATGTTCTGTTGAGTCCACTTCAGCAAGTCCGTATAGTCGCGGGGGTTGAAGAAGCAGAAAGCAACTGACAAGTCGTGACGCTGTACCTGACCGAAACCATCAGCCATGCTGTTGATGTCGATAGGTGCGGAAATCGGGATGTCCGGGTTGTAGATCGTGTCAGTAGACGACTTGCTTGCGGCGGCCAGAGCCACTGAGTCGAAAATTCCGAATACATAACCATCTTCGGCGGCTCCAACTTCAGCCTTCGAGAGGTTAAGAGCACGAGCTACTAGGTCAAAGCGACGTTCCTTGATCTGCGTAATCGGAATCATCGGGTTAGAGACGATTTCGAAAGTAGGAACGGTTACACGCTTCGGCTTGGTGACGCGGACGATGTCTCCACCCTCTTCGCCGACCACAAAAGCTTCGACAAATGAACCACCAGCGGTTGAGCCGACAGTCTGAGCGGAGGTATCAAATTCCTTGTCATAGATGGGCAGAGCACCATCGGGAAGGGTTTCGACCATAAGAGCCTTACGAGCAATGCTCATGTAGTCACGACGACGGCGAAGGCTCGGCCCGAGAGAAGCTGCAAGCTTCTGACGACCACCCGCCGTTTTCAAGAGCTGACCCAGCATCGCGGTCTGTTGCTGAGTGCGAGAAAGATTTGCCATGTTATTATCCTTTTACTTTCGTCGTCTATTAGAGCAACGAGGCTACGCCAACCCAAGGTTCGGCGGCAGTGTAAGCGTGAGTGCAGATTCCAACGGGAAGTGAACCAGTGCCCTTGAAGGCGGACGTGGTGTACTTGCCAATGTTGCCGTGGGTGGTTCCGCCGCAGTAGACGTACTGACCAACTACGAATGAGGCTTCGTTGGCAACGTCAAATGCTTCGGAGTTAACACAACCCTGCCAGAAAGCGCGAACTACAGGTGCCTTCTTCGAACCGGAAGGACCAATAGCTCCGGCGAACTCACCGGGGCCGTTCAGAAGAGTAGCGTACGGTACCATCGAGTCGGCATCGCAAGGGACAATAGCAACTAGACCAGTCGCTACCGTAGGAACCTTCAGAGCAACGATAACGCCGCCCAAGAACCCGAGGGAGGTTAGCGTCTGCTGGTCGGTACCGGGGTCGCCAGTGAGCAGAGCGTCTGGCATGGTGCTGCCGTCGTTCTGACCGTAATAAATCAATTTGAGGGCCATTTTTGTTTCTCCATGTAAGAAGTTGAGTTATTACCTACCCCCAATCCGTAGTCTAGGAGTAGACAGCGGGACTATAGAGGTGGTAATTC